CGTTGACCGAGCCACAGAACAGAGACATCCCCTGCCTGCAGCGGGTGGTGAGCGCGATGCAGGATGTGTGCGACGGAGAGAGCCGGATCAGCTGGTTGAGTGACCGGATGTTCTTCATCACTCAGCGGTTCAGCAAGACAGCGGGCTGCGGAGGGCAGCCCTGCGGCTTCGATGCCATGCTGGCGGACCTGGACGAGAAGGCGGAACGGTACAGGCGGCAGGTGAAGGATTGCATGCGGGAGCTGGGTCGGGCGGAACGCATCCTGAACGGCATCCGGGACGCAAACATGAGGACCTTTGTGAAGATGGTGTACGTGCTGGGCCTGCCGACCTCCCAGGTGAGAAGCGAGCTGAACCTGACGGAGTGGAAGTTCAAAGAACTGCGCAGAGCCGTTGAGCAGGCCAAGGATATGAGCAGCGTTCGGTGGCCTGGAAACTGGGCGGAGGAGTGAAACTGTAATAAATATATATAATTGGATAGTATAATTTGTTTGGTATTTCAAATACCTCTTGATTCTCCGGCATGAAAACGTATAATGGTATTATGAGATAAGTGGGCGATGGAGAAAATCCATCGCTCGCTTTCGTTTGTGCGGGAGGGGTGCGCGTGGCTGTTTCGGTGATGCTGCATATTGACACCAGCGATCTGGACTCCACGGTGACCGCCCTGAGGGGAACGCTGACCCCGGACCAGATGCGCACGCTGCTTAGGCGGGTGCTGGCTCCTTCCCGGGTGGGCAGCCATGTGCGCACGACGCTGAAAAAGGAGCTGCCCGTGGATTACTGCGCCAAGCCTGCGTGGATTGGCAGCACGATTCAAACCGCTACCTCCAGTGGCGGGATGGAGATCAACTGCACCATACCGGTGGCCGGCACCCGTGGAAAAATTGGCGGGCAGTTTGCGGCCTCGGCAACGGCTGGAGGGTCCAAGATCCGCAGCGGATACGAAGGGGCCAAGGGGAAGCGAAAGCGGCGGGCCTACAAGATTGTGGCCAATATCGTGACGGAGGGGGCCAGTGTGCTGCCCAGCGATGGAGGAGCCATTCACTTTGCTGTGTTCAAAGGGAAAAAGAAAGGGTTTTATGCCCGTATTCCCGGGGATGGGAACCGGGTACGCCCGGCTGTGGGCATTGGCGTGCCGCAGATGCCAACCAACCGGAGCAGGCAGAACGTGAGCGATGAAATTGTGAATTACCTGAAACAGCGGATTGAGCATGAGTACCGGTTTATGATGGGACGGATCCGGTAGGGGTGGGATATGAGCATATCTTTGACCAAAAAGGAGCTGGCGACGGTCGCCGGGTATACCTACCGGAGGCTTTATGACATAGACCGGGATCTGCCAAAGGAACAGAAGCTGTTTGTGGAGGGCGAGGGCGGCAAGTACGACCTCGCTCTTTTTGTACAGCGCTGGGTGGCTTACTGCGTGGACAGCCAATCCGGCACCGACATGGACCTGGACGAAGTGAAGGCCAAGCATGAGCAGGTGAAAATGGCCAAGAGCGAGATTGAGCTGGCCAGGATGCGTGGCGAAGTGGTGGCTGTTGCCGACGTGAAGCGGGTGTGGGCGGACATTGCCCATGCGGTGACCCAGAACATGATGCTGCTGCCCAGCAAGGTGGCACCTGTTGTGGTGGGCATGAAAAGCACAATGCTCATCAGCGGAGTGATTGAAGAAGCGGTGCGGGAAGTGCTGAACCTGATTGCCGACACCCCGCTGCCAAGCCAGTGGATGGGCGCAAGCGAAGATGAGGAAAGCGAGGGCGCAAGCGAAGAATAGGAGGACGGACCATGGACTTGCGTAGCCTGATGCAGGACACCCTGCTGATGTTCCGTCCGCCCAAGAAAATTACCGTTTCCAAGTGGGCCGATGAAAACCGGATCCTGGTGACCGAGAGCTCGGCAGAGCCGGGGCCGTGGCGAACGGACCGGGCTCCCTTTCAGCGGGAGATCATGGACGCCTACACCCAGCCGGGCCTCTGGAAAATCGTGATCATGGCCAGCTCCCAGGTGGGCAAGACCGAGATGGAGCTGAACATGACGGGATGGGCCATTGACGTGGATCCGGGGCCGATGCTGTTTGTGCAGCCCACCGATGAGTTTGTGCAGGACTTTTCCACAAGGCGAATCGCGCCGATGATTGAAGCCTGCCCGGCCCTGAAGCGGAAGATCCACGAAGCCAAGAGCAGGGACAGCCGAAACACCATCGGGATGAAAACCTATCCGGGGGGGAGCCTGGCCCTGACAGGCGCGAACAGCCCCACCAACCTGGCCGCCAGGCCCATCCGCTACCTGAATTTTGACGAAATTGACAGGTACCCCAGCTCCGCAGGCACGGAAGGCGACCCCATCGCCATTGCCATGCGGCGTACCGAGACCTACCGCCACAACCGTAAGGTGGTGCTCACCTCCTCTCCCACCATCAAGGGGAAGAGCAAGATTGAGAAGGAATATATGGACGGAACGCAGGAAGAGTGGCATACCCAGTGCCCCCATTGCCACCAGTACAGTTTCATCCGGTTTGCCAACATCGCCATTGAAAAGACGGAGTACGAGAAGAACGGCAAGAAAGCCTACCGGGTGGAATCCGTGCGGTGGCGCTGCCCTGAGTGTCTGGGGGAGACGGAGGAGTATGAAACCAAGCATTGCCCGGCCAAGTGGGTGGCTCATAATCCGGATGCCATCCAGCGGGGGGTACGCAGTTTCCAACTGAACGCATTCATGAGCCCATGGAGCGACTGGAAAGAGATTGCCCATACTTTTCTGGCGGTGAAGGATGACCCGGAGGAACTGAAGGTGTTTATGAACACCGTGCTGTGCGAGCTGTGGGAGGTGCGGGAGCGAAGCGGCAGGCCGGAGCAGCTTTATGCCCGCCGGGAGCATTACAATGCGGAGGTGCCCACCGGGGTGCTGGTACTGACCATGGCTATTGACGTGCAGGACAACCGACTGGAGTTTGAGGTTGTGGGATGGAACCGCCACGAGGAAAGCTGGGGGATCCGCAAAGGCGTGATTCCGGGCCGCGCCGACGCGGAAGGCGTGTGGGAGGAAGTGGACGCGCTGCTGGACAAGGAATGGAGCATGAGGGACGGCAGGGCCATGCGGATTCTGGCCACCTTTGTGGACTCCGGCGGACACTTTACCTCGGATGTATACAGGGAATGCGCCAAGCGGGCCGTAAGGCGGGTGTGGGCCATCAAGGGTGAGGGCGGAGAAGGCAAGAGCTACGTGCGGCCCATGCAGAAGGGCAAGCTGAAGCAGGGGGAGATCGCCTTTATTGTGGCTGTGGACCAGGGCAAGGAAGCCATCCTCTACAACACCTCCATCGAGAGGCCGGGGCCGCGGTATATGCACTTTCCCATGGATCCCCGGATGGGATACGATGAGGACTATTTCCGCGGGCTGATTTCGGAAAAAATGGTGATTAAGCGGCTGCGGGGCAAGGAGACCATCACCTGGGAGAAGATCCATGAACGCAACGAGCCGCTGGATCTTCGCAATTACAACCGGGCCGCCTTCAAGTATTTCAACTGGAACTTTGACAAGTACGAACAGGCGCTGGCCGGAACGACGGAAACCAGACCCATCACCCAGGCCGAGGCCGCCAGGCGGAAGCTGGGCAACCGGCCCCGGGTGATCTCTGGCGGAATACAGGTATAGGAGGGGTACCATGGCGCTGGAATACGCGTACACGCTCCAGGAGGCGCAGGAGCAGCTGGCCTTGTGGAAGGACTGTTTGACGGCCCTGGCCACCGGGCAGGCGAAAAGCTACCGCATTGGCAGCCGGGAGTTTACCGCCTTTGATATCCCCGCTGTGAACAAGCAGATTATGATACTGTCCAACGCCGTGAAGGTGCTGTCCGGGAATGCACGAAAGAGCCGCGTGGTGCGGGTTGTGCCCCGTGACCTGTAAGGGGGAGAAAGCATGAGCAAACCAAACCTGCGCGAGAGGGCGCTTTTTTTATTGTCCCCCCAAAAGGGAAACAGGGCCTATGAGAACCGCATGCGCAAGGAGCGCCTGGAGGAAACGGGCAGAGGCCTGATACGGGAACGGCTGGCCTACACCGGCTACGGAAACCACGGGGCAAGCCGCACCCTGAACAGCCTGATAGGCTGGCTGGTGGGCGGAGGAAGCGCGGAGGACGACATTGACCTCCACGGCGCGCTGCTGCGCCGCCGGGCCAGGGACCTGTACGCCGGAGGCGGACTGGCCCGCAGCGGCCCTGCCACCATGACCACCAACGTGGTGGGCTGGGGCATCCACCCAAAGCCAAAGATTAACAGCGATGTGCTGGGGCTGTCGGATGAGGCCCGGGACGAGTGGGAGCGGAACACCCTGCGGGAGTTTCACCTGTGGGCCTCCAACGTGATGTGCGACGCAACGCGGCAGCAGGACTTCTTTGGGATGCAGCAGCTGGCCTTCCGCAGCATGCTGGTGAGCGGAGACGTGTTTGCCCTGTTTGGGATGAAGCCCAACAAGCGAACCCCCTACCAGACCACCCTGCGCATCCTGGAGGCGGACCGTGTCTGTACCCCGGATGCCATGGGGGGAGAGAGCGAGAGCAAGGAAGTATCCGGCGGGGGCCGGATTGTGGATGGCGTGGAGATTGACCGGGAGGGCGCGGTGGTGCGCTACCACATCGCCAACCGCCACCCACTGATGGCCAACAGCACCCAAAGCGTAGAATGGCAGGCCATTGAAGCCTTTGGAAGGGAGACAGGCTACCCCAACATTTTGCACGTGATGACCCATGAGCGGCCGGAGCAGCGGCGTGGCATCCCCTTCTGCGCCGCCCAGATTGAGCAGATCAAGCAGCTGGACCGGTATATCAATAGCGAGCTGGCGGCCAATGTGGTGTCCTCCATGCTGACCGCCTTTTTGGAGAGCGACGAGGATGACGGGGCGGCAGGGATGGAGGACGCAGTCAACGAGGAGGAGCGGGTGACGGACCCGGAGGATCAGCTGAAACTGGAGCTGGCCCCGGGCGTGATCTACGACCTGCCACCGGGCAAGCGGGTGAAGGAAATCAACCCCATCCGCAGCAACAGCGCCTTTGAGAGCTTTGTGACCGCCCTGGAAACCGTGATTGGCGCGAGCATGGGCATCCCTGTGGAAGTGCTGATCAAAAAGTACAACAGCAACTACACGGCAGCCCGGGGCGCGATGCTGGACTTCTGGCGGGAGGTGCGGGTGTACCGCAGGGACTTCAACCAGATGTTCAACCAGCCGGTGTATGAGCAGTGGCTTTCCGAGGCCGTGGCCATCGGCAGAATTGAGGCACCCGGCTTCTTTGACGATCCGGCGATCCGGCAGGCCTGGTGCAGCTGCATGTGGATGGGCGTCAGCGCCGGCCATGTGGACCCCATCAAGGAGGTCAAGGCCGCCGAAATGCGCATCAAGAACAACATTACCACCCAGGAGCAGGAGGCTGCCGAGTTCAACGGCAATGACTGGGCCGAGAACATCCGCCAGCGGAAGAAGGAGATGAGCGCCCTGGGCGCACCGCAGGAAGAAAAGCAGGGCGGCCCCGGGGACGGGCCTGAGGAAGGCGACGACAGCGAAGGGAGCAAGAGTAAATGAGCGAGCGGAAGATGTTCAAGTTTGGCTACGACGTGCGCATGGAGGCTGAGGACACCGGCGAGATCATGGTTTACAGCTCCATCGTGAGCTGGAAATGGAGGCCGGAGGACCCGGAGGTGACGGCCAAAGAGTTTGACGCCGCTGTGAAAAAGCTGAAAGGGGCAAAGCGCGTCAACCTGCGGATCAACTCCCCCGGGGGCAGCGTATACCAGGCTGTGGCCATGCGCTCCATGCTGGTGCAGATGGAGGCAGCGGAAAAGCATGTGTACATTGAGGGCCTGTGCGCCAGCGCAGCCACCCTGCTGGCATCCATACCCGGCTGGACGGTGCACATGGCAGAGGGCAGCGAGTACATGATTCACAACCCCATCTCCTGGACCCTTGGCGAGGCAAGGGATATGGAGAAGGAGGCGAAGATGCTGCGAAAGTTGGAAGCGGACTTCCGGCAGATGTACGCCAAGCGCTGCAAGAAGGATGATGATACCATCAAGGGCTGGATGGACGAAACCAGCTGGTTTACCGCCCAGGAGGCGGTGGACGCGGGCTTTGTGGACGAGGTGCTGGAAGCCCAGGAGGCGGTGGCCTGCGCAGAGCTGCCCCAGGATACCCTGTCCATTATGCGGGACATGTACGGCGCGCTTCCCGAGTGCCTGCACATGTGCGCGGACAAAACCCCGCAGGGAGCGGATCAAACCCCGCAGGGAGCGGGAGCGACTGTCAGTAACGATCACCAGGGCGTTGCCGCCGGGGAGTCGACTGAACATATGGGAACAAAGGAGGAGCAAGGAACCATGAGCAGCAAGGACATCAAGGAGAT